ATTTTGTCTGGAAAAATTATCTATGGACATGTTCCCAATTTAGACGTGCACATATTGAGATTGTAGATGCTACAAAGAATCATAAGATGTGGGTAATGCATATGTGTATATTTCCACACTATAATTCCCCTGATCCTATCTTTGGATTTGATGTAGTATGCGGTAAGAGTAAAATTACAGGTGCTTTTCATGATTTTTCTCGAGTAGGTAATTCACATGTATATGATTGGTATCAAGATAAAATGTCTAAGGTAGCTTGGAATAAACCAAGAGAATTACCTGGCTGGGCTAAGGCAATCTTCAGCCCAAATATGGTTGCAGCAGGCAACATACAAACACAAGAGGAATTAGATCAACTAACACAAACAGTTATTGACAATCTTGACTATTACCTTTATAATATAGGAACAGTAGATAAATGGATTCACCATTTTGAAGCTCATAACAATTATTGTAAGAATCAAAAACTAAATCCTCACACACCTGCTATGATGGTTAATTTCGGAGTAGATAAAACGGTGTTTATGAATTTTATGGATGAAATACTTTTCCCAGAAACACCATGAACGAAGAATTAAATTACATATTAACCGACAGTTTAATTATCACCAAAAAATTTAGATCACCTAATGAATTTTCCTTACATATTGAGGAACGAGTATTCAGAGAAAAGATAGGTTATATGGATGCAGTTATACAGTACTGCACAGAAGTCGATATTGATATCGAATCTATCTCAAAGCTAATTAATCAATCGCTTAAAGATAAAATCCAAACAGAAGCCGAAGATCAAAATTACTTGAAAAAACGAGGAAAGCTACCATTGTGACTATGGATGAATTCTCAGTGTATAAAATGTATCTTGCTCTTAAGTTACATTTCACTACAGAAAATTATGATGTTATCGCACAACGCGGTAAGGTAAGAGCAAGTAGAGCTGCTTTTGCTAAACGAAAAGATTTATATTCTATCAAGAAAGTTTCTAAGACTTATTCGGATGAAGAGGTTGCTAATTTTCTAGTAGCCAATTTTACATCCGGAGATAGATGGGGCGGAATGTTCGATTCTCAAGCAGGTGAACGATATACAGAATGGAAGAAACGAATAGAAAGTCTTGGATATATTTTTACTAATGATTTGGATAAATTAATCGAAGAACTTGAAGCGTCAAACATGAGTTTCGCAGATGCGTTTAAAATCACAAAAGCACAGCATCCATATATAATAAAAGCATTTATGAGAAAGACTATAACACTTGAAACATTAGTTATTCTCGAAAAGCTTGAACCTTTTTTAGATAGGTTCGATTCCGAAATTTCGGACAAGATTATTTGGCCTGATATATCTAGGCTAATGCGAAAATATAAACCATTTTTACGTTTTGATAGGGAAAAATTCGATGCAATATTTAGAAGAAGAGTTGGACATAAACTCTCAGAAAATTAAGCGACTCGAGAGCGAGTTAGAAATAACTAGAGACGTATTGCATAATACAATAGAGTCATTGAAAGAAACCCAGAGATATCTAATGAAATTAGCGTACAACCAAACTGAAATTACAAAGAAAGTTTCAAAGTGGCCGTACATTGTAGTAGATTCCGCAAGTAAGGATGATACAGTTTAATAAGGTATAAGGAGCCTTAACTTTTTAAAATGAGTATTAAGAAGAGAAATTTTAACCCCGATTATGAACATGATCGAGAAGGTAAACTTAAAAATATAAAACGTAAAAGTGTTATAGACAAACACAAAAAGATTATATATAATATAGCATCATCTAAAAAGATGGATGATGACATTGATGAATTTGATTATGATTATGCGACATTTGGTAATGGCAAATTTAAACAGCGTTAATACAAAAAACATACACCGTAAATACGAAAGGAAATATTATGGCAATCAACTCACTAGCTGATCTAAGAAAATCCCGCGGCGGATTTGAATCTCTTATGAAAGAGGTTGAAAAGATCTCCAATCCCCAAGGCGAATCAAGAAGTGGCGATGATCGTTTCTGGCAACCAGAAGTCGACAAAGCAGGTAACGGCTATGCTGTTATTAGATTCTTACCTACCCCTAAAGGCGAAGACCTTCCATGGGTTAGAGTTTGGAATCATGGATTCCAAGGCCCAGGCGGAAAATGGTATATTGAAAACTCCCTTACAACACTAGGCAAAGCAGATCCTGTTTCTGAATATAACACAGAATTATGGAACTCTGGTTCTGATGCTAATAAGGAAATTGCTCGCAAGCAAAAGCGTAAGCTAAGTTATATCACTAATGTTCTTATTGTTAAGGATCCTGCACATCCCGAAAATGAAGGTCAAGTTAGACTTTATAAATTCGGTAAGAAGATCTTTGATAAGATCAAGGATATGGCTGAACCACAGTTCCAAGATGAGAAACCTGTCAATGTATTCGACTTTGATACAGGCGCAAACTTTAAACTTAAGATTCGTCAGGTTGAAGGTTATCGCAATTATGATAAGTCTGAATTTGATACACCAGGACCAATCTCAGAAGATGATGATATCGTAGAAGGTATCTGGAACAAGCAACATTCTTTGACACAGTTCCTAGATGAAAAACACTTTAAGTCATATGACGAATTGAAGAAGAAATTCGAAATGGTTATGGGCTTAAATGGTGCATCTACAGCAGCGGTAAAACCTGCAGCAGATGTTGATTTAGATGAGGATATTCCTGCACCAAGATCATTCGCACCAAAGACAGAAAAGGCACCTGTTAAGGCGCCTGCTAAAGAAGTAGATTTTGATGATGACGATGATTCATTATCTTATTTTGCTAAATTAGCTGAAGATTAAACCTCGTCCCACAGGTTTAGCCCCGCCGTGTGCGGGGTTTTTCTATCTTAGACCTCGGCGAGTTCTAAACATATCCATCATTTTAGTCCCTGTTCCTTCTGCAGTAATCTGTGCTGCAGAAATAGTAGGTACACCTCCATTTGTTACGTTTTGTGTAATTGATTGACTAAACATTTGTGCATTAGGAGTCAATTTATTTGTCATAGCTTCTGTTTCGTCATATGCTTCTTTTAATGTATCCCATACTGCATTTCCTAATCCGGGTAATAAGTTAATCTTTTGCGGATTTGTATCTGTACCAAAATTAATTTCACCTAATTGATTGAGCTGATCTACAACGAAATCCTTACCCTCAACCAATTTATCAATAGCCCATTGCTCTAATTTCTTTGGCATATCGTTAAATGAATCTAACATCTTCTTAATTGATTCATTTATTTTTTTAGTTGTATCCGCAAGCGTATCTGTTTCTTTGTCTAAAGTATCTTGTTCTTTAGACCACTTTATTTTTTCAGGATTAAATAACTTATCCCAAGCTTCCCCTGGTCTATCTCCCATTTCTCCAGTATTTTCATTATCAAACCATTTTATACTTTTCCAACGCTCAGCAAATGAAGGTATATTTTTATTTTCAGTTTTCTTATCTTTTTCTTCCGCCGCTTTTAATTTTGCGATATCTTCATCCGAGGTACCAAATAATTCATATCCTATAGCTGCAACCATTGCTGCAATGGAAGCTCCTCCGACTATTCCTTTAATACTAATACCTCCGGACCCTTCGGGTACATAAGTGCCCGCTCTATTTTGTCTTAGTGTTCCCATATCCCTAGGGCCACCTCGACCTTCTAACTGTAATTGACCTGGAATAGGTGTACCTCTAGGACCTGTTCTGCCTCCGCGACCACCGCCTCCCCCAGAACCTAGACCACCACCTAGGCTACCTATAGCTAAAGCCTCAGCCAATCCACCAATAGCAGCAACAATGGCAGCGCCCATTGCTCCAACTGCAGTAATAATACCTGTTATTAATGGAACAACTGTTGTGCCTAAAAATGTCAATACTAATTGACCTCCCATAAGAACTTTATCTAATAAACCAGATAATAATCCGCCACCTTTTTCGCCGCCTTCTTGCGAATCTTTTATTTCTGCTCCTAATTTTTCTGCTATTGCTTTTGCAAGCAAATCTCTTTCTCTTTTTCTAGGACCTTCTTCGTTAACTTGTCTCAAAAAATTAAGACTTAGGGCAGATGATTCTGTTAGTTCACGTATTCTTGATGCTTCCTCCATCATTTTTTGTTGATATTTAGATGGACCAAATAACTTATTTACTGCAGATTTAAAAAATCCTGCGGATGCAGATTCTTCTTTTGATTTATTTTTATTATCTGCTTTATACTTTTCAAAATACTTTTGTATTGCAGACATTCCTTGTTGATTGCCTTGAAGAAATTCTCGCTGTGAATTCCTTATATCTTTTCTTAGTTCAGCAAATTCTTTTCGCTGATCCATAACACTATCAGATAATTTATGCAATACTTTGGTTTGTGCAGATAAATTATCATTTTGATTTTTTAAGGTGTTGATAATTTGTATATCGCTTAAAGGATTTTGAGGTAGTGCCATTTTTTACTTCTTTTGTTTTGCTTTTATTTTTTCATTTTCTTCATTGATATGATTAATTAACATAGTAACGTAAATATCTCTTTCCCACGGTAGCATATTTTCTATATCCGATAATGAGTAATTATGGTTATTCATTAATGAGAAATTAAGCTGATAATAGTTAAGGAGTCCTTCGTGTGAAAGAGTTAGACGAAAAAATTCTGTAGGCCCTCAAGATTCAATTCATTGTGGGATCCACATTTATCACAATCTTGTTCTACATGTTGTACTACTTTTGGCATAGTTAAAAAGAAATTTTCTAACATACCAAATTGTGCTTTTGAAAAACCATTAACAAATTCTACTAATTCTTCCTTAGTATAATCATCGTATAACTGTTCATCTGTGTATACGTTCTTAATACAATCACATAACATTTCAACAACACTTTCAGATTTAAAATTATTATAAATCTTGAGCATTTCCTCAAACTTAGGATATCTCATTTCTAATCCTATTTTATCAGATATTAAAATCTTTGTAGAATGAGTCGGATCTTTCTTAACTTCAGCTTTTGTAATATCAAGATCAAACTTAATCTTGTTTTCACAGCTATTACATTGTAGGGTTAAACTTGTAGACTCGCCGACAGATTTTGCTCTTAAATTTAAGAAAATATATTCAATATCAAAATTTGGCAATTCTTGCATTTTTAGTTTATTGAATGTACAAACGTCTACAAGATCAACAATTATTCTGTGTATTTCTTCTCCGTCAGACTCTAATGATGTTAGCAAAATTTTATATTCTTTTACTAAAAACGGTCTGTATTTAATTTTTTCCCCTGTTGATGGTAAGATCAATTCATATGTCGGGGTATCTAATTTTGGTAATGCCATAATTTAATTCCTATTATTTAATTTGTTACTTCTTTTGTAAGTGGGTTGTAAGTTGGGGCTTTAACTTCGACAGGAACCATCTCAGGTACCGATCCATTTCTAATAGTATCATATGGATATAGTTTATCGTTTAATCCACCCACATGATTAGGTATAGCTTTTCTATAAACAAAGTTTACTGATAATTTATGCATACTATTTTGACTACTATTATTAACATCCAATAAATTATATGATTTTGGAAACGCATCAGTTAATAGCACTGAATATGTTGTTTCATTTCTTTCATTTAATTGATAAATTCCAATATCAGAAACATAATCGCTTTGATAATTCACATTATAATTTATTGGGTTTATAATTATGGCCATCCAACAATCAAAGAAAGCTTTAATATCCATTTGTTGGTCCATTAAAAATGTCATTGCCATTCCATCACCGCCATAATCTAATGTGGATGGTCTTTGATATGCTGGACCATATATTCTTTGTTGCTTAACTCCTATACCAATAGGAGGCAAACTTGCAGATTCGCAGAATAGACTAACTAAGTTTATATCTCTAAATCTTGCATTTTCCAATATTTTAGATGGGGGATTGATAAAAACTTCAAATCTATTTTGTTTAGCAACACCGCGTGTTCTAACTTCTGTTTGAAATTTGCTTAGTGAAAAGTATGACATTTATTACCTGCTGTATTTTTCTTTTGTGTCTTGCCAGACAGTTTCTTTTTTAGCTTTTGCAAAATTCTCAACGGGTAACATTGATGCTGTTATCCAATCATTAAAATCAATCTTTAAAAATCTTGATCTAACGTGTGGCTTCAAATAATGTTTTACACAAGCAGTAGCCATATGATATCTAGATGAACTATTTAATAATTGCCACGATAATTGTATTTTTGTTTTTTGATCTGTTCTTTTATCTGTTGCTAAATCAGTAAGAGCACCTAGTAAATTGAATCTAGCAATATAGGGGAGATAGTGTAAGTTTATTCCTAGAAATCCGTCGGGCACTAAACTGAAGGGAAGAACTAACGGTAATCTATCATAGTAAGGTAATGTGGTTTTATGTTTAGGGTCATACATAAAAAGATACATTTCCCCAGGAACTAACCTTGTAGTCAACTGTTCATTTTTTAAAAGATTCGCCCCAGTAACACCCGATCCTAAATTTCTAACTTGAGTACGATACCAGGTATACGACTTTTCTGCGTCGCCCTTTTTCATACTCACTACTTTGAATATATTATCAGCCATTGACTAATCCTAGATCTTTTTCGGTTAATATCATAAATGTCATATTTCTATCTTTACAGAATTCAAATGCTGCTTTCCATTTTGCTTCATTTACCCCATACTGAAATACCTCGTCTACAAATCTTTTGGTTTTCTTTGCTGGGATAGGTGGAGGTTTAGTAAACCTCTCAGGTTTAATTTCTACAAGATATTTCTGTATTTCGCCATTCTTATTTTTAACCTTGATATAAAAATCCACAAAATATCTATGGACCTTTCTATCTAAAGGCGAGATATAGGGCACAATAATTGTCTCAGAACCCCACTCTAGTACAGACGGATTAAGATCACACCACTTCATAAACCTAAGTTCCCACAATGAACGATAAACAATATTAGTAATATCGCCTTTGTATTTTGCAGGGTTTTTGGTTTTAAATTTCCCCTTATATGTTTTGGTGTACGTCATCCGTTATAAATAATTATGTTCCAACAATATTTATAAGAAATATATGGTATCTCCCACAAGAATTCCGCAAGATGCTGTAGCAGAAAAACAGCGATTAGATAAGTACAATAAGATTACTCCAAATTTTAAATCTGAGTATAAAATCGGTACGTATCAATATCCCGAAGATCTGAGAGTAAGACCAGATTTACAACATTTTGTTGCCTTTTTTATTAACGTCAGAGATAAGGGAAGATTAGGAATAGACAATAGAGATAAGAGATATTTTGTAAGTGAAACAGAACAAAAGAAACTAGATGCTCTTGCTGTAGATAGACCTAACCTACAACCTGCAGATATTGTACAGGGAATAAAAACAGTGCAAAATAATGCAGGTGCTATCGCAGCGTCTGCATATCTATTATCAAGATTAGGGTCCGGTACTAGATTTGCAGATTTACCTGGGACTTTAGCGGGTACATTAGGAGCAGGATTTGTAGGAAAAGTGGGCGCAAAATTATTTGAGAATGCTGCAGGATCATCAAATGCATTACAAGTAGGAACAACGCATAGATTAAAAGATGTTATTGCATTGCACCTCGAGGAAAGACCCACTGTTAGATATACTACTCGCTACAACAACGGTGGCGATATGGGGTTTCTTACTGGGTTATTGGTTCAAGGATCTGCTGCAGCATCCGCAGGAAATTTAAAAAATTTAGAACCAGAAATTCAAGCAAGGGCACTATCTGAATTTGCTAAGTTACCTGGATTAGGTGTTCTTAATAACTTACGAGAGCTATCTACAAAAACAAGAACGAATCCTTTTAGAGAAGTATTATTCGAATCTGTAGATTATAGATCATTTCAATTTAAGTATAGATTTTATCCTAAAAGCAAAACAGAAACAGATAGAGTGCATGACATTATTACCATGTTCAAAATACACATGCATCCAGAATTAACAGCAGGAAAATTATTTTTTATCTATCCATCTGAATTTGATATACAGTATTATTATGAGGACAAAGAAAACAATTACTTAAATAAGTTTGCTAGATGTGCATTAGTAGATATGCAGGTAGATTATGGAGGCGAACAATTTAGTACTTTTGAGGATGGTGCACCTACAGAAATAGGATTGTCTTTAACATTCCAAGAGCTAGAGCAAATGACGTCTGAAGGAATTGAAAAGTATGGCTATTAAACTATTTGCAGATTATCCTCAAACGTCATACACTTTAGATAATAATCTAACAGAACAAGTAGTCGTTGACATATTTAGACGTATAGTATTAAGTAAAGAGTATAGAGATAATTCAGTATATTTCGAAGAATATGAGGTATTACATGGCGAAACGCCAGAACAAATTTCATACAGATTCTATGGCACTCAAGATTTACATTGGTTAATATTAATGATCAATGATATTATTGACCCTAGATTTGAATGGCCTGTATCCGAGGAAAATCTTTATAAATCTGTATCAGACAAATATGGTGGAGATAAAAATGTTTTTACTATTAATAGTGCAAGAAATAAAGCGGGGCAGCAAGTAGAAACATATTTTATTTTAACCGAAGAATCCACACATAAAAATCCATCTAGATTATTATTTGAAAGTAACGATACTAACTCCATTAATACACCTATTGCTTTTAATATTTCCCCAGAAATTTCAGACTATGTGAGTAACTTTGAGGTTGAAGAAACAAAGAATGAAAGTTACCGATTAATTAAAGTATTAAAACAACAGTACGTTCAGGATATTTTAAATAGTTACAAGAGCATATTAGCAGAAAAATAATGGATCAAATTGCATTTCCCGGTGATGTAGATATTAAGAACCTTGCGCTGGTTTCGCCAAATGCAGGAAAATTTTTACCATTGCAGGATTATTTAATAGAATTGAATTTAATGGAGAATATATTTTCTCCAGTATTGACGGGCACTTTACTGTTATCAGATAGTAGAAACCTAATACAAGAATTTCAAATAGACGGAAGCGAATATTTAATATTAACGTTTGTCACACCCGGATTAGGTTTAGATAATGCAATATCCAAAGCATTTCGCATATATGGTTTAGAAAATAAAAATTATGTGAATGATGGAAGCACATTGGTATATCAATTAAATTTTTCATCTATAGAACAATTTAATGATATTTTAAACGCAGGTATATTCAAAGAATTTAAAGGAAAACCTGAGGAAGTAATTCAAGAATTATTTTTTAAATATATTCAGGATGACCGAAATGTTATACTTGCAGGCGAATCTGATAATGTAGTTAAATCTTCATTGACAGTACTAGGTGAAAGTGATAATACAATTAAATTTACATCTCCAGGATGGAGTCCCATAGAATGTATAAATTGGGTAGCAAGTAAAACACTTCCTAAAAATAGTACAGCCGCAAATTACTTATTTTGGGAAACAACTAAAGGATTTTATTTTGGAAGCATGGATGAGATTTTTAATGCTTCAGATACACTATCTATTGGTGAATATGTTTATTCTCAATCTTTTATAAGTTCTTTAGGACCCGAAGAACGTAATAAAGCTATGTATGCAATAAAATCCTTAAGAATAAATAAATCTTTTGATCATGTATCAAATAATTTATCTGGATATTTTGCTAGCAGAATAGTAGATGTTGATTTATATAATAAACAATATGATACTGTTAACTATAATCATATAGAAAAATTTGGTAACTATAAGCATTCAGAAGATAAACCGGAACCTATGTTTAGTAAGGCGAGTTTTGTGAATCCCTCAAATCATATAGAAGTAAATTATACCCATGCCAAATTATATGATAATCAGGATAACAATTTTGATACTAAAGTAAAATACATTTACGGAAACAGACGATCAAATTTATTAGAACTACAAAATTTTAATATGGAAATAGTTATATCAGGTAGAACCGATATAGAAGTTGGGAACTTTATTAAGATAAAAATACCTAAAAAGGACCCTGGTGCTATTGGTAATGAAAGTAAAAACACTAATCAAAATGACCATTTATATTCTGGTAATTATTTAATAACAGGATTAACACATAAGATTAACTTTAAAACGCATACTATAGCAATGACGTGTGTTAAAGATTCTTTTTCTAGTAAGGAAACTATATAATGGGAACGATATGGTGGACAGGGGTAGTTGAGGATAGAGATGATCCTGAAAAATTAGGACGTTGTCGCGTTAGGGTGTTTGGATGGCATACAGATGATATTACGATAATGCCAACAAACACTTTACCTTGGGCATTACCAGTACAACCAATAACATCTGCAGCAACATCGGGAGTGGGGTCCGCACCTGTTGGTATTGTAACAGGATCTTGGGTAGTTGGATTTTTCTTGGACGGAGATGAAGCACAGAAGCCTGTTATTATGGGAACACTTGCGGGTAAACCTTCTGCAAGCACAGATGCTTTAGCTGCACAGGCACAGGATTTAACATCTAAAAATTATATTAAAGATCAAGCAGGGAATACTATATACGATGAAACAGGACAACCTATTAGTTCTGCAAACGATATAATATTAGAAACCGATACATTAAAACCTTTAAAGACTCAAGATTTAAAATCAATTTTCGCAGCACTAGGTTCAGAACTTTCAAATAACAATTATACTAAAATTGGGGATAACGGCGAATTAGGTAAGTATCAATTTACTGCGTCTATGCTTATAGATTTAGGCTATGTACAGAGACCTGCAGGTGGTATTATTAGTAATACTATTTTAGATACGCCTAGTCTTTGGAATAATTTAAATGGTATCAAATCTAAAACAGATTTCATTAATAATACTGCAGAGCAAGAAACTGCAATGTTTTCTAATACACAGAATAACTATAACACATTAGTTCGTTTAGGTAAAATAAAAGAAACAGATGATTATAAAATTGTAGGTGGATTAATTGCATCTGCTCACGTTATGGGAGCAAAAAATGCAGACAAACTTGATAAGAAAGATATTGCAGGACAAAGAGCAGAAAAATATTTTGTATTAGGCAATTCTGCACTTGGCGGAGATGCAACAGAATTTATAAGACAATATCAAGAAGCAGGAAATTATTTACCGCAGACATCTACTCTTAATAACGAAGATCTAGCAAAGGTAAAAGGATTTACTGATCCAAATAAAAAATATCCAAAATATGAATATGTTGGATTATCCGATATTAATAAATTAGCAACAAGTGATAGATCGCATTTACTATTTCAAATAAAAGAAAATAAAAGAATAGAAAATATTCCTTTGGGTAGAACAGATCAAACTTGGGATGAACCAGAATCTGCGTATGGTGCAGCATATCCGTATAATCAAGTTATTGAAACTGAAGCAGGGCACGTAATTGAGATTGATAGTACTCCTAATGCTGAAAGATTACATGTATTCCATAAAGCTGGAACTTATATGGAAATAGATGTCAACGGAACAATGGTTAGAAAAGTAGTAGGCGATAATTACGAAGTAATGGATCGTAATAACTTTGTATATGTTAAAGGAGCTCAATGTTTAACAGTAGAAGGTAAAACAACCATACTAGTTAAGGATGATGCGCAGATAGAAGTAGAAGGTTCTGTATCTGTAACAGGACACGGAGATGCATTGGTACAGGCAGCAGGTTCTATGGCAGTTGTTGCCGAATCTGCTATAGTAACTGCAAAGAATAGTTTAGATATTGTTTCAGAAGGTGCAATTAATTTACAAGGTAAAAGCGTTAACATATATGCAACCGGCGGTGATATAAACATTAAATCTAATAAGGACCTTAACTTACAAACAGGAAGCGCAAACACGCTAAGTTTGAAGGGCGGTATTTCATTATTAATGGATGCTCTATCTGTTAAAACTAAAATGGGTGCAAATTCTATCAAGGAAATATTGTTATCTATATTAACTCCTCCAGATAAGAAAACACCTAACACCACGCCTATACCTGTATTACAAAGAAAAGCATTGAACGATGATTCATTCCTATTTGACGGTGGCGAATCTGGAGCAACATTATATAGCAAATCCCGTTCATTAAAAGGCGACATTTCTAACAACATTAGTTTACAACCAAATGCAAATGATTTAGCTGCGCCTAATAGTAAATCCGCAGGATCGATTAGTGTGACTCAAGTCAATTGTGATATATGTAATAAGTTTAATAATAGCTTTCCAAGATCATTTAAGTTATCTAAAAACTTTACTCTCGGACAATTATTGGTTGGTAAGTTTGGCGTTAGTTTACAAGCTCAACGAGGA